CAACTGCCACGCAGACTGCAACTGCCACAAGAATCAAGCAGTTATCAGCCACGCTAAACGCAGTATCCACTATCACCGCTCTCAACACCAGACTGAGAGACAGCACAAGCACACTTGAAGCCACTGCACAGGCAATCACGCAGGGTGATAGGGTAAGATTGGGCTTTGCGGAAACGGGCATTGATGCAGAATTCACCACAACTGCCACCGCAACACGCATACTGGCATTGGTAAGTGACTTTGACAGCATAGCATCCACACTGACGGCAGCGGTTAAGAATGCAACTGGCACGGTAACCTTGGATGCAACTGCCACACTATCAATTGAAGCACAGAAAATCACGGATGAGCCCATCACTATTGATGCGATTGCCACCCTGTTACCAATCACGGGCAGAAGAAGAGACTGCACAGCCACAATTCAAGCACAAGCAAACAGCACAGCCACTGCACTACGCATACAGCAGTTGGCAGCCTCAATTACGAGTGAATTTGAACTGGCAGCAGAGAATTCAAGAATCAGAGACACTGATGCCACAGCCACAAGCAGTGCCTCAATCACGGCAGAGACTGCCCTCACCCTAAGAACAGGATCAAACCTGTCAGCCACAGCCACTCTGAGTGCGGATTATGATGTATTTGTAACCATAGACGCCACACTGACTGCAACTGCTTCATTGGTGGGTGCATTGGGTGTTAATAGAGATGCAGAGGCACAATTCCAAGCAATCACGGCAACACTCACAGCGGGCAGGGTGATTAACATAGATGAATTCACCACTCTGTTGGTGCCACAGGAAACAAGGGTTCTGAAAATCCTGCCAGAATCCCGCGTTTTACAAGTAGAGCAGGAAACGAGGATAAATATTATCAAGGGACAGCAACTATGAGCACAATAACAGGATACAAACAGGACGCACAGGGTTCCTACATACTAAAGGATCCGGAAGCACAATTAATCTACACTATGGATTGGAGTGAATGGTTAAGCACGGGCCAAACCATCAGTGCAGTAACCTATTCAATTGCCGCAAGGGCAAATGACGCAAATCCCCCAGTCAAGGAAGACGAAGGCATCACCAACGCAGGCACCCACACATATGTGGAAATATCAGCGGGCAGTGCCAACAAGGTTTATACCGTAACTGCGGACATAACCACTGACAACGGCGCAACAGACAGAAGAAATTTTAGAATAAAAGTAGAAAATAGGAGTGCTTAATGACGGCACAGCACACTAAATCAGGTGACAGAAAGATGGGCAAGCGGATTGTGGATGCCGTATGCGTGGGCAGAAACAGGACACCCGTTCCACCTGAAGAAGTGTATAAATTGGCACAGATTGGGTGCAAGGACACGGAAATAGCGGATTGGTTTGACATACGCCCTGATACCCTACGCTATAACTTTGCGGCAGAATTACTAAAAGGGCGTGAATCAATGAAACAGAGCCTAAGGCGCACTATGTTGGAAGTGGCGCTCAAGGATCGCAATACCACAATGCTCATATACTTGAGCAAGAATTTCTTGGGTATGAGCGACAATGGCGTTACTTCAGAAGCCAACGAACCCCTACCTTGGAGCGATGAACTATAATGAGCAAGAAACCCACACTTGAAGAATTGGACCACAAGATTAACACCATCAAAGACAATCACCTTGCACATATGGCTGATGACATTGATAGAATTGAAATCAAGGTGGATAGGATGGACAACAGGCTGTGGGCAGTGCTGATCCTAATCATAGCAGGACTATTGGCACCCATAGTGATAGGAATGCTCTAAGGGTATGGCACTAAGCGAAGCACAGAGAACCATAGCAGAGGACACACACAGATTCAAGGTGGTTGTTGCTGGTAGAAGATTTGGTAAAACCTTTCTCAGCATAAGAACCTTGGCAGAGTGGGCACGAGAGCCCAACAAGGAAGTGTGGTATTGTGCGCCAACCTATCGACAGGCTAAGATGATTGCTTGGAAGATGATTAAGAAGAAGATGATTGAACTAAACTGGGTGTCAAAGATAAACGAATCAGAACTCACAATCACCCTAAGGAATAACTCCGTGATTAGTTTAAAGGGTGCGGATGGCGATGCAACAAATCTAAGAGGAGTTGGACTTGATGGGATTATATTGGATGAATTTGCTGACATAGATCCCGAAGCGTGGTTTGAAACTCTTCGCCCAACATTATCTGACAAGCGTGGCAAGGCTATGTTCATAGGCACTCCCAAGGGCATTGGCAACTGGGCATATGAATTGTATCAGAATGAACACGAGGACGCTGATAACTGGCGCTCATTCTCATACTCTTCAATAGACGGTGGCAGGATTCCAGCAAGTGAAATAGAACAGGCAAGAAGAGACTTGGATGAGCGAACATTTCGCCAGGAATATGAAGCAACATTTGAAACATTCTCAGGGCGTATATACTATGCCTTTGATAGGGTAAATAATGTTAGAGAAACGGATTTGGCAACTGATGTGCTGTGGGTGGGCATTGATTTCAACATCTCTCCCATAGTGGCAGTGATTGCCGTTCGCAAGGATGACAACATCTTTGTGATAGATGAAATTTCAATGATGAGTTCCAACACTGAGGAACTTGCAGAGGAATTGAAGGCACGGTATCCGCGAAGCAAGATATTCGCGTTTCCGGATCCTTCAGGAAGAGCCCGCAAGACGGTGGGTGGTGGTAGAACAGACTTTACCATCCTACAGAATGCTGGTTTAATTGTAAAGGCGCCAAGAAGCCACACTCCCGTAAGGGATAGGATTAACTCTGTTAATTCAAGGCTTTGTGGCAGTGATGGTAGTAGGCACCTGTTCATTAGTGCAGGTTGTAAGCGAATGATTGAATGCCTTGAGAGGCAGACATACAAGGGCAACAGCCACACGCCAGACAAGGATTCAGGATGGGACCATATGAACGATGCATTGGGTTATATGGTTGATTATCTCTATCCTATCAAGCGTGATTATCAACCAGATCCCCTCGCACCTACGCATTGGGGACACAGAACGGGAGTTACACAATGAGCAAGGACTATGATAGTTTAATGAGCACACACCCAATCTATGAAAAGATGATTGGAAGATGGATTTACCTGCTTAATTCATTTATGGGTGGTGACAAATACAGAAAGGCAGGATACCTTACACGATATTCATACGAATCAGAAATAGATTATGAGGAAAGGCTAAGACAGACGCCCTTAGACAATCACTGCAAGGCGATTGTGTCAATCTACAACGCATTCCTATTCAGGAATGGTGTTGAGAGAGAAATGGAGTCAATTGAAAACGATCCGGCCCTCAACCCCTTTATGAAGGATGCTGATTTGGATGGGAGAAGCCTTAACAATTTTATGAAGGATGTTTCTACCTATTCAAGCATTTTTGGACATTGTTGGATAGTGGTAGCGAAGCCCAATTCTAATGCACGAACACGAGCAGAAGAACTGAGCCAGGAGATAAGACCCTACCTAAACCTAATAACACCATTAAATGTGTTGGATTGGAAGTGGAAGAGGGCACCGAGTGGTTATCACTATCTGACATACATCAAGTATGTTGAGGATAGTGAATACAAGGGACACAAGGTAATCAAGGAATGGACTGAAGAACAAATCATTACCACAATCACCGATGATGAAAAGGAAGAGATTGATGAAGTAATCACGGAAGTGAATGGCTTGGGCGTGATTCCAGCAATCCCAGTATATACGCAACGCTCACCCTATCGTGGCATTGGCGTTAGTGACATTGAGGACATTTCGGATCACCAAAGAAAGATATTCAACGAACTCTCAGAAATTGAACAGGCTATTAGGGTGAATGGACACCCCTCATTGGTTAAGACTCCTGATGTTGAAGCCAACGCTGGTGCGGGTGCCATAGTGCAGATCCCCAACGAACTGGATCCAGGACTCAAACCATATATGCTCACGGTGGAAACCGACACTGATTCAATCTACAATTCAATACAGCAGAGCGTGGATGCCATTGACAGGATGGCTAACACTGGTGCAGTAAGGGCCAAATCAACACGAACGCTTTCAGGCGTGGCAATGGAAGTGGAGTTTTCAATGCTTTCCGCTCGCCTATCTGAGAAGGCTGATAACTTGGAGTTGGCAGAGGAGCATATGTGGCGCATATGGTGCCAATACCAGGGCAAGGTTTGGGATGGTGAAATCTACTATCCGGACTCATTCAACATAAGAGACATTGATAGAGAATACGATCAGTTGGCAAAAGCCAAGAACACTGCTTCTAATCCTAAGATTAACAGGGTGATTGATGAAAGAATTCTAACACTTATGGACGAGGACTACAAGGAAG